CTAACGCCTTCGTCCTTTCGGCAGCTTACTGCTGTTCTGTCTAGCCCACCTTTTCACGTCTACCGCAAACCACCTTTTGGACGCCTTGACCGTCCCGCACGGCTGTAGCGGGTCAGGGAAGTCCGAACGAGTTACCACGCGACCTTCAATCGTGGCCGGCGACAGCTTGAGGTACTCGCCGATTTCTTTCGTGGTCCAGAGTTCGTCCTCCGGAGCCACTTTCGGGCCGCGCAGGTGTGCCAGCAGGTCGCGGATGGCGCCGGCCAGGTCCTGTTCAGGGGCCTGGTGATTCTCTTCGATCATTTCTCACTCCTCACGTTGCGCACTACGACCAGGCGCCGCGGTGCTTCGTGCCGCCTGCGGGCAACCATCTCACCGTCAACCACCTCGGCCGGTTCTTCCAGGCACACCTTCTCCAGGGCCTTGATCGCAGATCGGATGTACTTCGGTATGGCTGCTGATTTCTGGTAGTGCTCGAGCAACCTCCGCTTACCGTCTTCCGACACGCCCTGGAAGTGGTCGAGCGCCTCTTTGGTGGCGGTGACGATTTCCTCGGGCTCTGCCCCCACCTCGCAGCGAACCCAACCGATCAGGCGGCGCAGGTGGTTCATTTCGGCCCGGGTCAGCCGGCGCGCGGTCATCTGCCTACTCACGCCCTACCTCCGGTTTCCGTTCGATCACGCGCATCGATCCGTCTCGGCAGTGCAGCGTCAGCGCGGCCCGCCTCGTCTCGATCGTTCCGTCGTTGCGGATCACGGTCTGTGGTACACCGTAAAGTGGCCCGCCGGGTGCGAACGGATCGGGTAGAGCCTCGGGGTTCTCCTCTGCGAATCGCAGCATCTCGGCTATGATGCAGTTGAACAGTGGGCCGTCCTTCAGGTCCGCCTCTCGCCTTCCGCTGAAAGCATTCGAGCTGTCCTCAAGGCCTTCGACGAAGGCGATGTGATTGAGCATCTGCCCAGGCTTGGCGCCTTGGATGGCGGCGCGGTGGACCGGATTGACGCCGAGGGCATCGCAGATGCGATCGACTCCAATCTCTCCCTCGATCCACCTCTCGGCCTGCAGGAGCCAGGCGCCAAGGGCGGCTTGGGCTTTCTCGTGGTAGCTGCTGGATGTTTTCCGAAACTCCTTCGCCTGTTCCAACTGGGCCCTGGTGAATGGAAGGCCCTTCCTTGCCTCCTTGATCTTTCGATCAGCGCAGGTCCTGTCGGCCTCCCAGCCGAACTGGTACTGCCTGGCCATGCGACGCGCGACCAGGAGGCGGGTGAGCGCGGAGAGGTCTGGCTTGTCCCAGATGTTGAGCAGACGCTTCAGGTTCTCGTAGGTCATCAGCATGATGGCGGCTCCTTGTCCACGCCCATCCTATGGAGTAGACGTTCCTTGCAGAGCTGTTCTTGAAGGCGTTGGATCTCGCAGGTGTAACTCTTCGCAGTCCGCAGCGAGCCGAGCGCGTATCCGACGTAGAGGCCGCCCGCGCACCAGACGATGCAGAGGAGTAGTGTTCCGATCATGGCTGGCGCCCCTTGTCCGTGTCGCAGATCCGCAGGTCGACCCCGCAGGCCTGGACCAGTTCGGTCAACTCGCCGAGCTTGGTGTTGGGGTTCTGCATCGCCTGGCCCAGGCGGACCAACTGCTGGCCGAGGGTGGCGAGCGGGGTAGGGCGATACCCTGGTGGTGGCGGAATATCGGAGCCTCTCATCACTGACATACCTCCCAGATGAACAGAGTCTTGAACGGCTGGAGCGCGGCGCCGGCGGCAACAGTGGCCAGGCCAAACAGCGCGACGAGTGCGATGGCGGTCAGTGCTTTTCTCATGCCCCGTTCCCGCCCGCCTGCTGGCGCCTCAGCGCGTTGATCACCGCCTCTACGGCCTCGATCTCAACCACTCCCACGTAGCCATCCGTCATCCCGACTTGCTCGATCCAGTGCTCCAGGATCAGCAGGCTTTCCTCAAGCTCGCGGAGGGCCGAATCCTCCTTGGCCTGTCCGTCGATCAGCGCAATGATGTGGTCAGGCATGGTCAAGGCCTCGTAACGCACCATCAGGTTCGAGGCCTCCTCCCCGCTGAGCTGCGGGTTCTTGAGCGCGATAGCAATTCGGCGAAGTTCGGTGTGATCGCCGACCAATCCCGGCGCGGGGTGGGGTCGCTCGCCGGCATTACCCGGTCCAGAAACAGGTTCGCGGCCAGGGTTGCCCGGCTCCGAACCGGCTCCAGCGCCACTCAACGCCGCCAGCGCGATCTGTCGCATGTTCGCCGCCGGGAGGTCGTCCTGCTCGGAGCAGGGGAACTCGGCGATGGTGCGGAGCGCCAGGAGGGCTCGCTCGAGCGGAATCTCTCCTGCACCCTCGGTGCCGGCCAGGTGCTTCGCTACCGTTTCCCGGATGACGCGTAGCGCGTTCATGGCCTGGAGCGAGCTACCGTCCTGGCCGAGCTTGGCGGTCAGGTCGATCTGTTTAAACAGGGCATGGGTCATAGGTCACCCCCTTGCTCGGCGCTGCGCACCGCCTGGTAGGAGAGGACGTAGCAAGCCATTTGCACCAGCAGGCTCGAAGCCGCGAGTGCAGGGTGGTCTGTGAGGGCCAGGGCCGCCACGTGCAGAGCGCCGGTAGGGATGGAGAGCCAAGGATGGGCGAGCAGGTTCGCGGCTCCTTGCCCCTTGATGCCGCCGGCGAATATCAGCAGCCAGCAGAGAACGTTCGTGGCCGCCGCCACATAGAAGGCGAACTGGTGAAGCGACCACTGACCGAAGTACAGGCACGCGCTGAGCAGCAGGCTGATCGCGGTGCCGATGAGTGCTTGCTTCATGGTCGGTGCCCTCCGGTGGCAGCGGTCAGAGCATCGAGGAGCGCTTGCTTCCGGCGCTGACCGTGCAGGTACTCGCGCAGGGCGATGATGACCACGCTGTTCATGCTGCGTTCGTCTCGCTTGGCCTCGGCTTCCACCTCGGCCCTCAGTCCGTCCGGCAGTCGGACAACGAACTTGTCCATATCCCGGCTGGCGCTGGCCGGCAGTTCGGTTACAACGGTTGCTCGTTTCATAGTTTCTCCAGGGCGAGCAAGGGCCCGCCGGCATTTGTGGCTTTGCCAAAATCGGTTGGTTACTGCTGGGCTGCTTCGGCGCGTTCGGTCTGCCGCGTCAGATCAGCCCTCTCTGTTGCAGGTCGTTCAGTTCTGCTTCAGCAAATGCGGCCGCTGCCTTCAGGTCTGCCACGGTAAGCTCGTCGACCGACTTTCCCAGGCCCTGGATGTGCCGGGAGAAAGCGCGCTGTGCCGGCCCGTTGTAGCCATGGCAGAAGTCGGCTGCGGCGCGCAGTTCACCGTCGAGCTGTAGCGCCAGGATGTTGAGAGGATCGTTTCTGTCCCAGGCCATGATCACGCCACCCAGGCCACGCCATCGCGGCGAGCAGTCAGACGAGTTTCGATCTTCCTTTCGCCGCCACGACGGCTGCGCATCATGTGGTCATCGTTGAGCAGTGGCTGACCGGCGACGAGGAAGGCGAGGGCGATCACGGCGGGTGAGATAAGCCCGCGGCGCATGGCTTCAGCTACTAGAGCCGGCCTGCGGTAGGCGTTGAGCTTGTGCATTGCGCGCTCAATTGCGCCTTTCACGGTGCGAGGTGATACCCCGAGGGAAAGGGCGGCCTGTTTGTCGGTGCAGCCACCGGCTACTGCAAGCAGGCATTGAACCTCTCGAGCAGCAAGCTCTGAGTCGGTGCGTCCACTCCAGTTTCCGAATGTGATTGCTGCCATGGGGGTTAGCTCCAATGCCTACTCTTGGAGCTAATAGTGCTGGCGGGATTATTTCGTGTCAATCCTTGCGGGATTATTTTTTATAGGCCGGGTACTTTTGCATCTATCACCCGACCAATGATCTCCCAGTCGTCATCCATCTCCAGTGTCCTGTAGGCCTTGTTCAGCGGGACCAAGTACTTGACCCCTGCGTCGTAGACGTACTGCTTGAACGTGGTTTCGCCATCCGAGTGCTTGGCCACATAGTATTTTCCGCTGATCAGGTCGAACCCTTCTGGCTGCACGAGAATCGGCGTTCCCGGCGGGAAGCTGGGCGGGGTTGGGGAGGACATTGAGTCTCCAAGAATAATCAGCCAGTAACCATTTGCCCCCGCGTTTTCGGTAGATGGCAGCCATTCGTCCGCTACACCCGGCGGGTGGAGATCAGGTGACTCAGCCCTTTCTCCTGCAGCTACCCAACTGATTACGGGGTACCTCCGAGGCGATCTATGTGGCTGGAGTGCGAGCGTGACGTTACTGGCCTCTCTCTCTTGACGCCGGCCTTTGGCGGGGAGGGCCATTATCATTCGTGTGATTTCTTCCTCCAGCCTTGGGCTGAAGCTCCCCACTGCGACCTGGAGTAACTCGGCTATCTTGACGGCGAATTCGGCATTCAAGGCGTTCCGGCCATTCAGGTAGTGACTCAGTGACCCCTGCGTTATGCCAAGCCTGCGGGCTATTCCTTCTTGGGTGAGGCCCAGTTCGTGCCGCTTCTGTTGGTAAATGGCTTTCAGGGCGGCGCATTCCGCCTGTTTCTCTGGAGGCAGCGGCTTCTTCTTCATTTGCGATCTCGAAAAAATAATCCCGCAAGGATTGATTTGAAAAAATCCCGCTGGCACTATCCAAGGCAGAAGACCAGCTTGGACAAGCCTGTGGAACGCATTCCTCTATCTGTATTTGCCCGCAAGCGTCACGCCTGGACGGCGAAATGCCTTGGGATGACGCAAGGGGCCCTCAGTAAAGCGATCCGTATGGGGCGCGCAATCTATGTCATCCAAGAGGGCGATGGATCAATTCGCGCAGTTGAGGAGCGCCCCTTCCCATCATCGCGCCGACAGGAAAGTGATGTCCTTGATTCCGATAATAATCCCAACGGAACTATTTTGCAGCGTACCAACGTACCTGTGCAGGCATCCAGTGCCGAGGTGGCGCCATGAGCATTCGGTTTGCGGTGCCCGACCGAGGGCTATCTCGAGGCCTGGCAAACGGATCAGTTTCGCATGCTAAACCGCCACGGTCCGAATCATTAAACCCGGTTAAAAGCCCAGGAGCTCCCTGCTGGTGGAAGCTCTGCCCACAAGCCCGGGGTGACGCGCCCAAAAAAGGGGCACTGGCAACCCACTATTCCTATGAGCGTTCCTGTGCGGAGTCTGGTCATGGTGACCATCGGCAGGGCCTCTTCAGGGCCTTCGTTTACATGGGCGCTTGGGATATTTCTAAACGGGTGCAGGCTGTCTGCGCCGTTCAACGAAATTCGGGAGCTTGCACTTTGAAAAAGTCTGATACGCGCGCTCGCGCCCCTTCCTCAAAGCCGCCCTGATCTGGGCTGCGCTTTTCAGATGTGTGGAGGATAGGAATTCCCTGTCTCCAGACAGCAAAAGCCCCGCTTTCGCGAGGCCTTTAGTCGGTAGTCGTTGGAGCGACTGCCTAGGTACTTCTTTGTCTCGAGGGAGACATCAACATGCAACTCAAAAATATCAAAACGTCAAGCCAGGCGCAACAGTCAGTGACCACTGAGGAGGTTGGATTTCTCCTGACCCCCAGCGGGCTCTGTGCGCTCCAGGTCTGCGAGGGGGTTCCCATCGTAGAGGTAATGCAACGTTACGAGGAGTCGCTCAACGCTCTCTGCGCTTTGCTCAGGCGCATGGCCAGGGATATCGATCACCCTATGAGCGACTCCGAGGCGGAAGCTATCGCGCTGCTCACCGAGGTGGTGGCGGCGATGCACAGTAGCTGCGTGCGCGGCTTGGATGCAGCGGGAGGTGTGGCATGAACGCGCTTCTGAGAGCTCGCCCTATTGACCCGGAGAACAGCTTCTTCAAGGTCAACCCCGGACTTTCCAAGCGGGAAGCCTTGGACGAGGCCAGCGTCATTCTGGCCGGACTCAGCGACATCCTCATCTCCCTCGTCGAGGGTAGCCCCATGGATGGCAATGGCTACCACGCGCTGGCGTACCTGAGTGATGCGGCAAAGGCGCTGGTGGATGCCGCCATCCCTCTGCCCGCGGAGGAGGCGGAAATCGCCGCTGCGCTCAATGCAAAGGAGCGCCGCCAATGAACCTCGCGACACTGCTCAGCAATCAGTGCTCCCGGGTCCCCGATGAAGTTCTGACCGATAAGCAGATCCGCTCCATCAAGTTGGACCGTGGTACGGCTCGCCATGCGGCTCAGAACATGGCGCTTGGTGTCGCCGCAGTCGGGAAGCTGCTGGCGCTTACCAGTGCTGAAGGCGAGATCGGTCAGGAAACCGCCGAGCGTCTCGGATGGTTCTTGGAGGAGGTTGGCGGTGCCATCTTCCAGTTGGCGGAGTTCGAACAGGTCTGTTCTGAGCGAATCAACCGGCAGAAGGAGGCTCAGCAATGAGGGCCACTATGGGTATCAGCTTCCGGGCGACTGCGCCGGTCGATCTTTCGACGGGAGATCAGAAAACGAATGTCCTGTGCGTGATGGATGACATTGATGCCGACCTCGCACTGGACAGCGCAGTCGGCCTGCTCGACGCGATTCAAGGCGGGCTCCTCGACATCCTCGACGAGCCGAGTGTTAGTCGTCGCGTAGCCCTACTTCTTCATGCGGCCGAGACAGCCACTGCCCTGGTCCGTGCGGCCCTGGAGGGTGGGGAGGTGTCCAATGACTAGCCGCATCGGAGCGAAAGCGCTCGGTGACCAGCTCTACAGCTACATCGGCGCCATCCAGGACTTGGCTACCGCAGTTCGCGAAGACTTGGCTTTCGAAGGTTTCGAGCCGGGCCCGCGCCTGACCGCCGACCAGGTGGATGCGATCCATCTGTCGATTATCACCATCGCCGGGCTGGCTGGCGAGGACTTGATCCAACTGCTGACCGAGCTGGAGGTGCCGGCATGAGCTCTGTGTCTGATGCAAAACGCCCTCGTCGAGGCAAGAAGCCACAGGGGATATCTCTCCACCCGCGCGCCAAGGAAACTTGGCAGCGCTTGCCCTTCGTAGGCAAGGACCATGGTCGCTACTCAATGTGGGATGTTCCTTTGACTGGTAGCTACCTCACCGGTCTCGAGGCCGGCAAGAGTATCGCGCACATCTATCTGAAGTATGTCCGGGATGTGGACGACTGGATGGCTTGCGAGGTGCTCAGGAGCATGGTGCGCGATTTGATCACCAAAGCCCCTTCGGACGAGCAAGAGGAAACTGTCAAACGCGGCCAGTTCGCGGGGTTCATGGGCGAGATATTCAACTGGCTCAAAGCGTCTGCCCAGTTTGCCGGAAGCAGTCTAGACCGGGTGGAAGACCAGGCCCTGGTAGATCGGGTGAACCATTACCTGGATGCAGGCGTAGCCGATGCAATAGATGCCGAGATTGAGAGGGCTTCGACATGACTGGCCTAACCTCAATTGGCGGCCAGGCCGTCACCATGACCAGCCGCGAGATCGCGGAGCTTACCGGGAAGCAGCACAAGCACGTGATCCGTGACATCCGGGAAATGCTTGATGCGCTGGAAAAAGATGGTCCAGTTTTGGGCCATGTCCGGGAGGAGAAGGACAGCCGTGGTTACACGGAGAATTTCCACCTCGACCGCGAGCTGACCGAAACCCTGGTCACCGGCTATAGCATCCCTCTGCGGCACAAAGTGATCCGCCGCCTACATCAGCTCGAAGAACAGGTAGCCCAACCAGCCATTCCACAAACCCTCCCCGAGGCACTGCGCCTCGCCGCTGACCTGGCAGAGAAATGCCAGCAGCTCGCCGCCGAGCGCGACCACGCCATCGCCACCAAGGCGCAGATCGGCAGCCGCCGGGAGGCCCAGGCTATGGCTGCCGCGTCCTCCGCTGTTCGCCAGGTGCGTCGACTTGAAAATGAGTTGGGCCGCGGCACTCGCTTCGCCACGGTCACGGCTGTCGAGATCGCCACCGGCACCAAGTACCCGTTCAACGCCTATGTCCACTTTCGCAAGTGGTGCAAGGCCAATGGCGTTCAGCCCGAGATCGTCCCCGACCGCCGTTTTGGCGAAGTCAAGGCGTGGCCTGCGGGAGCTTGGGCAGCCGTTTATCAAATCGATCTGGCGACCTTGTTCGGCGCCTCTGGAGCAAAAGCATGATCAAGTTGCCCGACGAGCAGCAGCAACTCATCCAGATCGCCGAGGCGGCGGTTGAGTATCAACTGGCGGAGACCAAGCGGAACGCGCTGCGCCGCGAGCTGAATACGTTGTACACCACGTACTTCGCTGCCTATGGCCGTCCGTATGCCGACCACCGTCGTATCGATCCCTACGACGAGAGGTTCGAGCCAGTGCTGGAGTTCACCGGCCCTGCCTACAGGCGCTGGAAGGATCAGCGCGATCTGACCACCCGCCTCAAGCGCAAGCTGCGGACGCTGGTGCAGCGCCTGGAGCGTGCGTAATGACCTCACAACCAAAACCGGGCCGGATCACCACCAGCCCCAACGGCCGCCCGGTGATCGCCGGGCCCTGGCCGTCCTACCGTCAATTCCGCGACCTGTGCGAAAGCGACCGGCTTCTGATGTACCGCCACGCGAAGCTGTGCAGAGCCTCCCTTGAGGTCCAGGGCTTCGAGATGGCTGAGGACTACGACGCTTTCGTGCGGCGCGTCACCGAGGAGCTCGACATATGAGCGTTCAGGCCATGACTTGGGCACTTGAGCAGCAGGTCGTTACCGATGCCGCCATGAGGCATGTGCTGTTGTGCCTGGCGAACTATGCCAACGAGGCGGGAAAGGGGGCGTTCCCTTCTATCGCCACGCTGAGCAGCGATACAGGGCTATCCGAGCGGACCGTCCAGTACAAGCTCCGGTCCCTCGAGGAGGCTGGTGTGATTCGCCGTGGAAACCAGGCAATCGCTGCCGCCTACATCTCGCACCGGGATCGCCTGCCGATGGTGTACGACCTCTCGATGGAACGGGGTGCAACGGTTGCACCGGGTGCAAATGACGACGTAACGGGGTGCAAACCACGACGTAACGGGGTGCAACTGACGACACAACGGGGTGCAACGGTTGCACCCGATCCGTCACTTAACCACCAAAGAACCACCAAAGAACCTAAAGAGCATGTCCAAACCGGCGAAACCGGTTCGGACGACGTGGGTGATCGGAAGGGAAAACCCAAGTCTGGGAAGCGGACGACCAAGCCCAATCCCTTGGATGGTTTCGAGGAGTTCTACCAGGCCTACCCCAAGCGCAGGGATCGAGCGAAGGCGGAGAAGGCTTGGCGGAAGATCGACCCTGCTCTGCACCCAGTGATCATGGCGGCGCTACCGAAGCACTGCCGACAACGTGATTGGCTGAAGGACAACGGCCAGTTCGTTCCGCTGCCGGCCAGTTGGCTCAACGGGCGACGATGGGAAGACGAGATAGCCCCTGATGCTGGCCCGGCATCGAACTTCACCAACCTCCCCAAACACACCCCCGACATGTACCAGGACCGCGACGATGGCAGAGCAAATTTTTAACTTCTGGCGTAAACCCAACCGCAAGAGCGAAGAAAGCCCTTCTCTTCGCTGCCCGGTTCACGGTGACTACCACGCGATCCAGGTGGAGCAGTTTGATGGCAGCTACTTGACCTGGTCTTGCTCTCGGTGTGTTTGGGATGGGGTGAGTCGCGGGCCGGGGAGCGAGGAGTTTTCGGTGGCCCTGGCTGAGAAAACCCAACGCAAGATCAACGAGTTGCTGGTTGGCTCTGGCATCCCCGCTCGCTACCGGGCCAGCACTTTCGAGACTTACCGCACCGACGGCAAGGCGGAGAAGGCGGCGGTGCTGGAAGCATGCCGGGAGTATGCCGAGCGATTCGTGGAGAACTTCCAGGACGGCCGCTGCCTCTTGCTCCTGGGCAACCTTGGGACGGGCAAGACCCATCTCGCGTGCTCAATCGTCCAGTACGTCGTACGGAACCTTCAGGCCCAAGCAGTGATCACCTCGGCGTCGGAAATAATCCGTGTGGCTAAGGGGGCGATGAATCGGGCGGCGAAGTACACCGAACGGGACGCTCTCGAAGAACTGGCGGGCTTCGACCTGTTGGTGATCGACGAGCTCGGCGCGCAGAGCGGTACCGAGTACGAATTGGGGCTGCTCCATGAGGTGATTGACCGCCGGTATCGGGAGATGCGGCCTACGGTGGTGGTTTCGAACATGAGCGCGCAGGAGGTCGCCAAGTACATCGGTGATCGTGCGGTGGATCGTCTCCGCGAGAACGGCGGCAAGGCTGTTGGTTTCACCTGGGGCTCCGCTCGCCGGGAGGTTCTGGAGTGAGCCGGGAGCTGTACAGCGAAGAGGCTGAGTTCGGCGTGCTCGGCGCTATCTTGCAGTCCGCGCTCCAGCAGAATCAGGCGCTGGTTGACGAGGCCTTGTCCAGCGTGACCGCTGCCGATTTCTACTTCGAGGATAACGCCGCGCTGTTCCAGGCGATCAAGGATTGCTACGAGGAAGGGATTCCCGTCGATCCGGTGACCGTGGGAGTGGTCCGCGATGTGCTGCCCAGCGGCGCGAAGCTCATTCCCTATGCCGGGAACATTGCCCGCAATGTGCCTTCGGTGGCGAACTGGAGGACGTACGTCCGGCACGTCCGGGAGCGGGCCATCCTGCGTTGCTTGATCGACACGGCCGAGTCGGTGAAGGCCTCCGCCACGGATGACCGACCGTTGCCTGAGATCATCGCCAGAGCGCAGCAGGCGATGGCGGACCTGCGCGACCTCGATGACGAGGCGCCGAAGTACAAGCGGCTCGACGAGGTGATGCTCAAGGCTGTCGACGTTATCGACGACAAGTTCAACGGCCGCGCGCCTCAGTGGCCCGGCACTGGCCTGGCCGATCTCGACAAGCTGGTTCGCGGCATCCGCCCTCGGAAGCTCACCGTTATCGCCGGCCTTCCCGGCAGTGGCAAGACCACACTTGCCCTGCAGATCGCTCAGTACAACGCCTGCGAGGCAGGGGAGCCCTGGCTGGTGTTCTCCCTGGAAATGCCTGAGGAGGAGTTGGGCGTGCGTTCCATCGCCTCGCTGGGGGGAGTGGACCTGAAGCGCTTGGACGATCCGCAGCAACTGGGTGACGACGACTGGCCGCGCATCACATCTGCGGTGGCCAAGGCCAAGGGGGCGCCCTTGTTCATCTGCGACGATCCCAACGTGACCGCCAGCCAGATCCGCAGCACCGCGCGGCGTGTCAAGCGTGAGCACGGCTTGGCCGGCATCGTCGTCGACTACCTGGGCCTGATTCCACCGGAGGCGAAAGGGCGTACGCGCAGCGAGGAGGTGGGTAAGACCAACAAGGCGCTGTTGCGCCTGGCCAAGGAACTCTGTGTGCCGGTCATTGAACTGGCGCAGCTCAACCGCGACTCGACCAAGCGGCCCGGGAAGCGCCCGCAGTCGAGCGACCTGCGCGACTCGGGGGAGATCGAGGCCGACGCCAGTTGCATCCTGATGGTCCACCGGGACATGGACAGCGAGGCCGGCCAGAACGGAATCACGGAGATCCTAATGACCAAGTGCCGACACGCGCCACCGGGCATGTGTCTGCTCCAGCAGCAGGGAATGTATGGACGATTCGTCAACTTCGCGGGCTTGCGTGAAATGAGCCAAGAGGAGGTTGAAATGGGGCGTACCTACTTCGCCAACAAGCACGGCAAGAAAAAGGGGAAGGCGGCATGAGCAACGTACAACCGATGGCACCCCGCAAGGTCATGACGAGGCTGGAGCGGGAGTTTCTCAAGGTGGCCGGCCAGGAACTGGCGCAGGTCAAGGTCGGTGGTGCTGCGGCACTGTCCGCTCTCTTGCAGATGGTCGCCAACTGGCACGGCGACCGCGGCACGCTGGGCTTCCACGATTACGGTCGGCTATGGTTGCAGGACGGCAACGCAAAGGGCGCGGCGGTGGAAACGCTGCTGCGTGACCTGTTCGGTCTGAACGGCACGCCGAAGGGGGCTGCATGACTGGGGTCTACCGTGACGTGATGCCGGCGATCGTTCGCGTCCTGGCGGCCGATGCCATCGACAACACGGCGAAGCAGAGCTGGCAGAGGCTTATCGACCGAAAGGTCGACGGCGGCTTTCGGGCTCTGCTTTCTGCTCAGGACCAGTTCGAGTTCGATTGCATCTTGCACGCCCTACTGCACCGGGAGCTTTCGCCGGTCGAGTGGGACGTGCTGCATGCCCGCTACTCGACGCACTTTGATCGGCGTGGGCAGGCCATCGAGCGGCTGGCAGGCAGGGTGCATTCGCCTGCGCCTTCTCGGTTTCTGGAGCGTGCTGTAGCGACCTGGGCCATCCCGATGATGAAGGGCAAGGACGGAAAGCGATCAACCGCTATCCCGATGCTCCCCAGGGAGTGGTACGACATGAACAACTGGGATGAGGATGCGCGTCCGGACTCAACTCGAAACCGCTGGCGCAGGGATATTCGGAAACAGCTTGATCGTTTCGAGGAAGAGGCGTTGGTGCATGTAACCGAGATCCTTGACCGCGAGAAGTTGCTCGATGCGGCTTGACGATTGTGATCGACTGAGCGTAACGTACCCACATCTGTTGATCCGTGCGCGCTAAGCCAGATCGACACCGAAACCCGGCCTGGCGCCGGGTTTTTTATTGCGTAGATTGGCTTGGCGCGGCATCATCACGCCCCCGTCTGACTCGATGTTTTCCGTCCTTGGCTTTCAGCGAGATGGACGGGAGGCCCGGAAGATCCCCTCTCCCGGGTCTTTTAGTTTCCGAAGGTCAAATCTCGGTAGACGGCAGTCTCACCTGCCACATCAAAGTGACGGGTTACCGACCCACAAGGCCTTCACCCTTGCGATAATGACCATCTCGAAGCCGAGAGGTGGTCCTATGAGAAGTCCAGATATCAAGGTCGTGAAGCTCGAGGGGGACGCAGTCCCCTGGTCTATACGCGATGCCGGCCATGAGGCCTGTTTCGTGGTTATGCATGGCCTGACGCTGAGGAGCGATTTCTTGTATTCCGAGGAAGAGGCTGAGGCGGTGGCAGACGCGGTGCACCTAGAGATCATCGAAGAGATGAGATCGATGCTGGAGTCTGTCCGAGGACGATAGTCGATCAATGCAGGTGGAGCGCAGGATGCGCACGGGGTAGTGGCCCCTATCCACCCGCACCTATTTCAGAGCCCAGCCCCGTGCTGGGCTTTTTCGTTTCTGCAGGTGGCGCATTGCGCTGCGGGGCGCGCGGCCCCCTTGAAAGGCCGTACCTGCACCCATTCCCGGCCCAGCCCTTGCGCTGGGCTTTTTCATTTCTGCCCCGGCGAGGGGAACTGAGACGATGAAGATGCCCGACAAACCCGACACCTGGGCTGCGCTGCTTGCGTGGCTGTCTGCGCACTACCCGCAGTTGTACGCCGCCGGCCTGTCCTTTGTGGTCGCGCTGACCCGGGTGATCTATGGCGGTGGAACGCGGCGCCAGGCCCTGCTCGAGGCAACGCTCTGCACCTTGATTACCTTGGGCCTGATTCCGGTCCTTGAGTGGTTCGGCCTGCCACAGAACATGGCTACCGCTGCTGGGGTGTTCACCGGCTTCCTAGGAGTGAAGAAGATCGCCGAGTTCGCTGATCGGATCGCCGACTGGAAGTTTCCGCGTCGGGGGGCTGGCGAATGAAGATCACCGCAGATCAACTCGACCGCGCTACCGGCTGCGGTGCTTCTACTGCCGGCCTCTGGGTCGAGCACATCAACGGCTCCATGGCCCGCTTCGAGATCAACACGCCCGAGCGTGTGGCGATGTTCCTTGCTCAGGTCGGACACGAAAGCCAGAGCCTCAAGCGCCTGGTGGAGAATCTGAACTACTCCGCCGAAGGCCTGCTCAAGACCTGGCCGACGCGTTTTACGGCGGTTGAGGCGAAGCAGTACGCCCGACAGCCTGAGCGCATTGCCAACCGCGTCTACGCAAACCGGATGGGCAACGGGTCGCCAGACTCGGGCGATGGGTATCGATACCGTGGCCGCGGCCTGATCATGATTACGGGCCACGACAACTACGCCGAAGCCGCCCGCGCCCTGGCGCTGCCGCTGGTGGCGCAGCCTGAACTGCTGGAGCAACGGACCTGGGCAGCAATTGCCGCGGGTTGGTTCTGGCAGTCGCGGGGTTTAAACGACCTGGCTGACCAAGGCCGATTCGAGCGGATCACTCTGAAGATCAACGGCGGCTACAACGGTGCTGAGGATCGAGTGGCGCGTCTCGAATGGGCGCGCGCAGCGCTGGCGGGTTCGTGATGAGGTGGTCTCCGTGGTTGGTGGTGGCGTTGGTGGCGGCTCTGGTGTTCTGGCGCCTCGATCACGTTACTGCTCAGCGTGATGACCTGCAGGCCGCCGTCGAGCAATCCGCCGAGACGATCACCGCCATGGCCCAGCAGGCCAAGCGCGATAGCCAGGCCCAGGCTCAGGCCGACGCCCTGGCCCGCACATACCAAGCAGCACTACAGGCTTCCCATGAAGAAAACCAATTGCGCCGCGATGCTATCGGCACTGGTGCTCGCGTCGTGTACGTCAAAGCCCGCTGCCCCGCAGGCGGAGTGCACCAGGCTCCCGGAGCCACCGGCAGCGCTGATGCAGGAAGAGCCGTCCTTGCTGCCGCTGATGGACAAGTTGTTTCTGATCTCCGAGCCGGAGTCGAGCGACGCGAACTGATAATCGCGGCGTTGCGTAAGCATATCGCCGGCCTGCCGAGGTATTGCCGAAGATGATCAGCATCAAGCCGGAAGGGTTCCAGCAGCAGCTCGCCGACCTGACTGAGCTTGAGCAGCGGCAGATTCCTTACGCGACAGCCACTGCGCTTACGCGGACCGCGCAAGGCCTGATGGATCGATTGCGCGATGAGATGCGTGTCGTGTTCGACCGCCCGACCCCGTACACCCTGAACAGCCTGCGCATGGTGCCAGCCAGGAAAGACCGGCTCGAAGCGCGGGTTTGGTTCAAGGACGAAGCGGACGGTGCGCAGCCTGCATCGGTGTGGATTGCCCCCGAGGTCTACGGTGGGCCGCGTCGGAACAAGCCGGCCGAGCTTCAGCTCAGGGCCAAGGGGATCCTGCCCGAAGGTAAGTACGTGGTGCCCGGCGCCGGTGCTGATCTTGATCGCTACGGGAACATCAGGCGAGGTCAAGTGACCAGAGCGCTGAGCGGTATTCGGGGCTTCACTCAGGCCGGGTACAACGCGAACGCCACTGATAGCAGACGGAGCAGAGCGAAGGGTAATGCTCGCCGCTACTTCGTCATGACACGCAAGGGCCAGCCTATAGGCATTGCTGAGCGCACAGGCCGAGGCCGGGATGCCGTCTCGATCATCATGGCCTTCGTGTCACGCCCTTCGTATCGCCGCCGGCTGAGCTTCTTTGAGATCGCGCAGCAGTACACCGACGAGAACCTGCCGCGTGAGTTCGAGGCGGCGTTGCGCGGCGTTGCTGTTCGGTTCGCTGCGAGGCGCTGATGAATGCACCAAAGTGGTGCGTCGCGGGTCCTCCCGGGGGTGCCCCCGTCAGAGGGTAATTCGAGCCTCGTACTCGCTCTATATACGGGCATTTTTCACGACTTCCGTTTCCGGTTCCGGTTGGGTATCGCATGGCAACTCAGATCGAAGTGGCGAAGCACCTCGATCTCAGTGATCGCCAGGTGCGCAATCTCATCGCAGACGGTGTGCTGCCTGGCTCCAAGGGCAGGGGCGGGTTCGACGTGGATGCATGCCGGCTGGCCTATATCCGCTATCTACGAGGACTTGGAAGCGCTCAGGTCAAACCGGAAACGGCCCCTGACTCTGGCGACATTGATCCGCTGATCGAATACCGACTCACTCAGGAGCGCCTGCGGCTTACTGCGGCTCAGTCCGAGGCTCAGGAGCTAAAGAACGAAGTAACCAAGAAGCGGCTGATACCCGCTGAGTTCATCACCTTCGCTTTCGCAAAATTCATTCCGGCCGCCGGTTCGATATTCGATACGGTGGTCATGACACTGCGTCGCCGTCACCCCGATCTCACTCCTGGGCAACTCGACTCGATTAGCCGAGAGCTGACAAAGGCGCGCAACACTATCGCCCAGGCGGCAGATCGCCTACCGGAGTGGCATGACGAGTTTATCGACAGTGCAGATTGAGGCCTGCCAGGCTGCTATGTCAGCCGGCTTACTGTCTCTGCGCCGAGACGCGCCTCAGACTCCTGTGGCATGGGCTGACGATAATTTTTACCTGTCCAGCGAATCTTCCTACCAAGAAGGTCGCTGGGAGACGCTTCCCTACCAGGTTGCGATGCTCAACGCCATGGGCAACGACGAGATTCGAATCGTCAACGTGATCAAGTCCGCCCGCGTCGGCTACTCCAAGATGCTGCTGGCGGCCTCGGCTTACCAGATTGAGCACAAGCGTCGGCATATCGCGTTCTTTGTGCCAGATGATGGTAGCGCCGACCTGTTCATGAAGTCCGAGATCGAAACCATGATCCGGGACGTTGGAGCCGTCCGCGCGCTGGCGCCTTGGTGCGGCAAGAAGAGCCGGGACAACACGCTCGACATCAAGAAGTTCAGCCATGGAAAGCAGTTGTGGTGCCGCGGCGGTAAGGCAGCGAAGAACTATCGAGCTATTTCTGCTGACACTGTCATCTATGACGAATTGGCAGCCTTCGATCACGACATCGATAAGGAGGGGTCTCCGCTCGTCCTGGGTGACAAGCGGATTGAAGGCTCGACTTTTCCGAAGTCGATCAGGGGCAGCACGCCTAAGCTGCGAGGCCCAATCGATCGAGGCGGTTGCCAGATTGAGGGTGCTGTCCAGAAATCGCCACACTTGCTGCGCTATCACATTCCTTGCCCTCACTGTGGCGCTGAGCAGTATTTGAAGTGGGGCGGCAAGGATTGCGCCTATGGCATCAAGTGGGACCCTGAACAGCCGGAAGATGCCTGGTATGTGTGTGAGGCTACCGGCTGCCTGATCCGTTACTCAGAGGCGCTTGAGGCGCAGTACAAGGCGCGCTGGATTTGCGAAAAGACTGGAATCTGGACCCGGGATGGTTTCGACTTTTTCGATGTGGAGGGGGCGCCGATTCCTACCCCAGAGTCCATCAGCTTCCACATCTGGACAGCCTATAGCTTCTTTGTGGCCTGGGGTCGGATTGCACAGGACTTCCTTCAGGCGAAGGGTAGTCGCAGCGACCTGAAGACCTTCGTCAACACAACCCTTGGCGAGACATGGGAGGAAGACCAGGGCGAGCGCGTCGAGTGGGACGTGCTGCTTGGGCGTCGCGAGGTCTGGCAAGGCGAGATCCCGGCCCAGGCGGTGATCCTCACTGGCGGCGGCGATACGCAGGATGATCGTTATGAGGGGAGAGTCTGGGCATGGGGGCCTAACGAAGAGTGCTGGCTGGTTTATCGCTTCGTGCTGATGGGTGATCCAGGTGGTGAAGAGCTGCGCCGCAAGCGCGATTTGGAACTGCACCGCCAATTCACTCGGAGCGATGGCCTCGTGATGAAAGTAGAGCGCTGGTGTTGGGATGCTGGCGGCCACTACATCGATCAAGTCTGCGACGACAGCAAGAAGAACGGCTTGCTTTGGATGATCCCCATCATCGGCGCACCGGTTTACGGCAAGCCGATCGCCAGCTTCCCCACGAAACGCAACAAGCGAGGCGTGTACCTGACAACCGTCGGTACGGACAACGCCAAAGAGCTGTTCTACAGCCGCCTACGACTGCCATTGGATGTGTCGAAGTCCCAGGCAGGCATTACCCAGCCCCAGGTAATCCATTTGCCGGCAAACGACCTTATTTGCGACGAGATGGAGGTCAGGCAACTGACCTCCGAAAGCAAGGTGCTCAAGGTCGTCAAGGGTGTACAGCAGTATCGCTGGGACAATCAAGGGCGCCGCAACGAAGCGCTGGACTGTTTCGTGTACGCCCTGGCCGCGTTGCGAATCAGCCAGCAACGTTTCGGCCTGGACTTGGAGAGGTTGGCCGCTGCGGGAGTTGAGGCGCTATCGCCAACTACGGATGAGCGCCCGCGGGTGCAGTCCTCTTACTGGAAGAAAGCGTGATGACCTACACCCTGGAACAATACCGAGCCCTGAAAGGGGCGGTGGCGGAGGGGGCGCTTTCGGTTCGTTATGCGGATCGCAGCGTCACCTACCGGTCGATTGAAGAGATGCTGCGTATCCTCCGGTTGATGGAGGATGAACTGGGCCTTTCTGCGAACAACGACGGCGGACGCCGCTACACCTCTTTTTCGAAAGGCTACTGACATGAGCGTGTTCGAGACTTGGTTTCCCGGCCTGGCCGCGAGACGCGCCGAGCTGCGCCTGAAGAAAATTCGCGCGGAGCTTTCGGCGGGTCTGCTGACTCGACGTTTCGAGGGAGCCACGGGCGGTCGGCGCAATGAAGGTTGGCGCTCGGCGGGGACCGATGCCAATGCCGAGAATGCCCCGGCGCTTGGGCTACTGCGCAACCGTGCACGGGATCTGCGCCGAAACAACCCTTATGCCGAGCGGGCGGTGACGGGGATTGCTGACAACGTGGTGGGTGCGGGGGTGGTACCCCGGCCCATGGCGCGCAGTGATCGAGCCAACAACAAGCTGGGCGCGCTATGGCGGGCCTGGGCCGAGACGTTGGCCTGCGACGCCGACGGGTTGGAGAACTTTTATGGCCTGCAGCACAAGGTCATGGAGGCCATTGTCGAGGCGGGCGAATGCCTGGTCCGACGGCGGAAGCGCTTCAGTAGCGATGGCTTGCCCGTACCGATGCAACTGCAAGTGCTGGAAGCGGATTTTCTCGATGAAGCGCGCAGTGGCAAGAATGGCAAGAACGAAATCATTCAGGGGGTGGAGTTCGATCCGGTTGGCCGACGGGTTGCCTACTGGCTGTTCGACGAGCATCCCGGCAGTACGCTGGCCATGCGCTCGCTGGAGTCGAGGCGCATTCCCGCCGAGGACGTGATTCACGTCTTCCTGTCCAAGCGCCCGGGGCAGGCGCGCGGCTACAGCTGGCTGGCGCCGGTGATGCAGCGCATGCGCAGCTTCGACGAGATGGAGGACGCGATCATGGAGCAGGCGAAGATCGCGGCGTGCTTCGCGGCCTTCGTCACCAAGGATGAGTCGATCACGGGGCTCGAACGAAAGAGGCCGCCGCTGATCGAGCGGATGGAACCCGGGCTGATCCAGGAGTTGGGGACTGGCGAGAGCGTGAGCTTCGCGGCGCCGCCGGTCTTCAACGGCTACTCCGCCTATTCGTGGCAGGCCCTGCATGCGATTTCCGTGGGGCTTGGAGTGCCGTACGAACTGCTGGCCGGCGACCTGAAGGGCGTCAACTTCTCTAGTGGCCGGATGGGCTGGCTGCATTTCGCCCGGCGGGTGGATGTATGGCAGTGGCGGATGCTGATTCCGCAACTCTGCGAGCCGGTCTGGAAGTGGTTCATGGAGGCGCAAGCGTTGCTGCCTGGCGGCGTCTTGGAAGACGCCTTGTCTGAATGGGTACCGCCGCGCCGGGACATGGTGGATCCGAGTGCCGAGGTCAGCGTGATCAAGGATCGCCTGCGCCTTGGCCTGATCACACCAGACGATGCGCTGCGCGAGATGGGCTACACCGACCCGGACGATGTGCTGACCCGTTATGCCGCCCACCTGTCGAAGGTGGATGAACTCGGGCTGGTCTTCGACTACGACGCGCGCAAGGTCTCCAACGGGGGCCAGGCGCAAGCCAAACCGCAGGGGAGCAATTCCCAGCAAGCACCTGAAGAGACTTCAAAAGATGATGGAAATGACCCAGACGCATGAGACGCCGATGCTGAGCCTGCGCGCCGCGGTGCGGCCGGGCTCCGTCGATATCGAGAACCGAACCGCTGAACTGACCTGGACTACCGGGGCGAAGGGGCGGCGCTGGTCCTGGGATATCGGCGCATATATGGAAGAACTGGAGGTGACGCCCGAGGCGGTCCGGTTGGACCGGCTGAACAACGGCGCGCCGTTCCTGAACACCCACAGCGCCTGGGAGTTGGGTGACGTGGTTGGCGTCGTCGAACGCGCCTGGCTGGAAGGGGGAGCGGGGCACGCACTGGTCCGCTTCAGCAAGCGCGAGGATGTCGAGTCGATCTTCCAGGACGTGCGCGACGGGATCCTGCGCAATATCAGCGTGGGCTATTCCGTCCATCGCTACGAGTTGATCGAGGCCCCTGACGACAAGCTTCCGACCTACAGGGCAGTGGACTGGGAGCCAATGGAGCTCTCCCTTGTGCCGATTGGATTCGACGATGGGGCGAAGGTGCGAAACGCCAAGACTCCTGCCGACTACCAGGGCCAACGTTTCACCACCCTTTTCGAGACCCGGGAGGCCGAGACGCCGACCGAACAACCGGCCGCCGTGGCCAACCCAAGAGAGGAAAATGCAATGACCGAAGAAGAGAAACGCGCGGCCGAGGAGTCGATTCGCCGTGAAGCCGCCGAGGCTGAGCGCAAGCGCTGCCTGAGCATCCGCCAGATGGCGCGCAAGGTGGGGCTGGACGAGGACGTGGCGGAGGACTTGATCTCGCGCGGCGTGGCCCTCGAGCAGGCCAGCGCCGAGCTGATCGACAAGCTGGCCGAGCGGCAGCAGTCCGAGCAGCCGGAAAGTCGTAGCGCGCACGCCGGCGTGACCAGCGATATCGACCTGTCGGTCGTTGCCGCCAAGCGCGAGGCGATGCAAAACGCCCTGCTGCATCGCTGCAACCCCAAGGTGAAGCTGGAGGAGGCCGCCCGCGAGTTTCGCGGCATGCGCTTGATCGACATGGCCCGCGAGTCCGTGGAGCTGGTTGGGGGGAAGGTCCGCGGTCTGACCCCGCAGGAAGTGGCGCGCGCCGCCCTGGGCTGTGACCGCCAGGCGTTCCGGGCAGCGGGCATGCACACCACCAGCGATTTCCCGCTGCTGCTGGGTAGCACCGTGAACCGCACCCTGCGCGATGCCTACGCGCTGGCGCCGCAGACCTGGCGCCCGCTCGGCCGCCAGACCACCGTCCCGGACTTCCGCGAGGTCACCCGCGTGGCGCTGGGCGATATCGCCGCGCTGGAGAAGGTCAGCGAGCACGGGGAGTACAAGTACGGCTCCCTGGGCGAAGAAGGCGCGCCGATCAAGGTGGCCAAGTTCGGCAAGATCATCGCGATCACCTGGGAGGCGATCGTCAATGATGATCTCTCGGCGCTGACGCGTATTCCGCAGGCGCTGGGCGCGGCGGCGGGGCAGACCGAATCGAACCTAGTGTGGGATCTGCTGCTGGGTAATCCGGAGTTCGTCGATGGAGAGGACCTGTTCTCGGGTGCGCACGGCAACGTCGCCGCCAGCGGCGGCCCGATCAATACCGCCACACTGGCGGCCGCTCGTGCCGCGATGCGCAAGCAGAAGTCCAAGGCCGGGCATTTCCTCAACCTGGCGCCGGAGTTCCTGGTGGTGGGGCCGGACAAGGAGCTGGAGGCCTTCCAGTTCACCAGTTCCAACTACGTGCCGGCGAAGAACGCCGACATCAACGACAGCCGCAACGCCTCGCTGACGGTGATCGTCGATGCGCGCATTACGGGCAACCAGTGGTACCTGTACGCCGCGCCGGGCGTCGTTGACACCTTTGAGTATGCCTACCTGGAAGGCGAGCAGGGCGTCTTCACCGAGACCCGCGAGGGGTTCGAGGTGGACGGCATGGAGATCAAGGCGCGGCTGGTCTTCGGCGCGGCCTGGATCGACTACCGCGGGGCCTACAAGAACGCCGGTAACTGATCGGCAGAGTCAAGCTGAAGGGCGCCACGGGGCGCCCTTTGTGTTTCTACGAACTCCTTGCGAGGTAAATCATGAAGACCTTCATCCAACATGGCGACATGCTCACCGTCCCCGCCCCCGCTGGTGGAGCAGTATCGGGCAAGCTGTACAAGGTCGGCGCCATCCTCGGCGTCGCCGCAACCACCGTCACCGATGGGCAGCCCGTCGAGTTGAAAACGACCGGCGTGTTCGAGCTGCAGAAGGTGGCCGCCCAAGCGTGGGTCGTGGGTGATCCGCTCTACCTGGACGCAGCCAGTGGCGATCTGACCAATGCGCCTGGCGCGGGCCTGGTCTTGGTGGGGCTGGCTACCGAGGCGGCAGCAAATCCCTCCGCGGTTGGCCGCTGCCGGCTCAATGGCGTTTCGGCTCCAGCGGCTGAAGGTGCAGGAGGCTAGTCCCATGGGCTGGGCGAACTGGCGGGATCGCCTACATCAGACGGTAATGAAGACTTTCACCGATGGGCGGGCGACTCACCAGAGCGCCTCGGGCGCGCCACCGTCCTGCGGCTTCGAGGTCATCATTGATCACAACCTGATGATGACGGGTCCGGAGGGCATGTTTCAGACAGACAAGATCGGGATCAGTTGGCGCAAGATCGATCTGTCCGGCGCGAGTCGGGGTGACGTGTTCATCGTGGGTGGTCAGCGCTTCATGGTTGAAGAGATGGTTGCGGACGATGGGCACATCCTGACCGCCGCCTGCAGGAAGGACCTATGCTGAAACCCAACGTCTTGACCGTGGGGCGACGAGCGTTGCTGGCGCGCCTGCAATCCATCACGCCGGCCAACGGCTACCGCACGGATGCCGGTACCCGTGTGCTCTCCGGCTGGTTCAACGAACTGATCAAGGAGTGCAGGCAAGGCTTCCCGCTGATCGTCGTTCAGCCGACCAAGGAGCAGCCGCCTGAGCATCTCGACGCCGGCGTTCGCTTCCATCGCGGCTTCGACGTGGTAGGCGCGGTGCAAGGCGGGTATGACCACTATGAAGAGGCCCTGGAGGATCTACAGCTAGACCTTCTGGCGTGCCTGATGCCTGCCCCCAAGGGGCAGTTCCTGCGCTGGCTGCCCCGAGAGCGCGGCATTACCGGGCTTGCGTTGGGGGCGCCTGAGCCGTACCCGCCGGGTGATGGAGTGGCCGCTGCCGTGATTCGAATCCCTGTCTATCTGAAAACCATCATCGAGGGGTAACCCATGAAGAGCGATCCCCAGGTGCCGGCCACGGTCGACGCCGCGCCTCCGGCTGCGCTGAACAAAGCCGTCGAGGTCACCCTGGCCAAGGTGCATTGGCACCAAGGCAAGGAGAAGGCGGCCGGCGAAAAGATCAACGTCAGCCCTGACCAGGCTGAATTCCTGCGCCGCGAAGGCGTGATCAAGAAGGAGGCCTGATATGGCTATCGAGAAAGAGACGTATGTGATCGGCGGACCCTTCAAGATCCGCGAGTCCGGCGCTACCACCCCCTTCCAGTTCGCTGGCCTGGTGTCCACTATCCAGCAGACCATCGAGACCAACGAGATCACTTTGCCGGATACCACCACCCCGCAGGGCGGTGAGTACGATGCCGTTTCGCGCATCACTTCGGTCGGTTTGTCGATCAACTTCCGCGAGCTCAAGACCAGCATCCTGGCTGCCTTGGTGTGGGGGGACGCCACCAATGTTCCTTCTGCCACCCACACCGACGAAGCGCACACCGCCGTTCCAGGAGGCACGATCGCGCTCGACTTCATGCCGCTGGAGATCACCAGCGTGAAGAGTGATGACGGCACCACGACCTACGAAGAGTTCGACGACTGGAACATGACCGGCGCCGGTATCGAAATCGTTGAAGGGGGTGCGATCTCTGCGGCCACGCCGATCAAGGTGACTTACAAGTCCGCCACCGTTGATGTGATCGAAGCGCTGACCAACAGCGGCAAGACGTTCGAATGCCTCTTCGAGGGTGAGAACGCAGCCGGTACCCAGCGCCGTATCCAGGCGCGCTATTTCCGGTGCCGCCTGAACCCGTCGAGCCAACAGGACTGGCTCAATACCGAAGACTTCCTCGCTGCCGAGGCCACTGCCAAGGTGCTGATGGACCCGACTAAGGTCGGCGCTGGAAAGTCGAAGTATTTCAACATCAAGAAGGAACTGGCGACGGTGTGACGCCATTCATGCCCGGCAGGGACGCCGGGCGAGCAATCCCTGACTCCGATCTGACATTTGGGCTATCAAAACCCAACTAGGCCCTGGGTTTTGGTGTTGGCGCGGCGGTGCTAGAGTGTGAAGCAGTTCCTATGGAGAGTCGCTATGAAACGGATTTTCCCCGTTCTCGCTTTGCTTCTTGCGGTCAGTTCTGTCCATGCGGCGACGGTCTTCAAGTGTGTCGGCCCTGACGGAAAAGTCACTTTTACCCAGCAGAATTGCCCAGAAAACCAATCCCTGGACGATGTGGTCTCCGCCACCAACCAGCGTCCAAGCGGGTCAGGTGCTTCGGCTGTCATGGCTAAGCCCAAGCAGCCATCAGGCCGTACCTATAGAGGTAGCCATCAGGGCGGCAGCGGAGTGACCGTCGTCGGTGGTTCGTCGCCAAGCCCTACGTGTTCCACAGGGTTGTCTGAGCGTGACCTTCGCAAGGCCAAGGTCCAGGGCAAGGTCGTCCCTGGAATGTCCAGGGAGGATGTGGAAAGCATCTACGGGAAGGTGAACCGCAACGGCAGTACCGCCGGCGCGGGTGCTGTCACCTACTGGAATGACAAGTATGTTGACCAGACTACGGTTTCTTTTGACCGAGATGGATGTGTGCGAGGCTCCTATCAGTCGGGCCATAAGAACTGACCCCAAAATTCTAACCAGCCCCGCTTCGGCGGGGTTTGTGCTTTCTGGAGGATTGAAATGTCCGAGATGACCGCAAGCAAGGTTGTGAAAGTTGGCGAGGTGGAAGTGATCGTCCGCGAACTGAGTGTTTCGGATGTTCGGAAGCTAATGCAGGAGGTCAGTGATCAAGACCTCGTCAGCAATGTCCTCTTCGAAGATATCAGGCTGTCCGATCTTTGCCTGATGACATCGGTTACGGAGAGCCAAATTAACGATCTCCGGCCGAGCCAACTCGCCAAGTTGCTGGATGCATGCAAAGAGGTGAACCCGCATTTTTTCGGAATGCTGGGCCGTCTCACGAAACTCCGCGACAAGCCTTGAGGAGTTTGGAGCGCGCCATTTGCGTTCTGGTGAGGCTTGGGCATCACCAAGTCCTTGAATATCCCTGGTCGCTGTTCTTGACCGCGCTGAAGGCTGAATGAAATGGCTGACGTAAAGATCCGGCTGACTGCTGACCTCGATGATGCGCTGCGCGAGGTGTCAGGTTTCCGCAAGGAATATGCCGAACTGGTCAGGCAAGTCGCGCAACCTCTCAAGCGTTTAAACGATTTCACTGCTCTCGAAAGCACCCTTGAGGACACGCAACGCCAGGCGCGCTCGGCGCGCGAGCAGATCCGCACGCTCGGCAACGAACTGGCATCGACGATCAGGCCGAGCCGCGAATTGCAGCAGGCTTACCGGGACTCCATTTCGGACTTGCGAAGCCTGGAGCGGGCAGAGACGGTCCAGATAGCTCGGCTTTCCGCGATGCGCCGGGAGTTGAAGCAGGCCGGGCTGGATACGAGGAGCCTGACATCCGAACGGCAGCGGCTCCAGCGGGAGCTGGATCGAAACCTCCAGGCTGGCCGGAATGATGCGGCCACCACCAGCCTCCGGCAACAGGCCGCAGCGATCAAGCAGAGCGCGATCGAGCAGCGCCGCTACAACTTGGAGCAAGCGCGTAGCACCCTGGGAGTAGCCAGGGTGCGCGAACTGCAGGCTGCCATCGGGCAGTTGAACCAGCAATATCGCTTGCTTCGGTCCAGCGGAACGCTATCCACAAGGGAGCTTGCCGTTGCGCAGCGGGCGCTCAAGAAGCAGATCGCGGAGACCAAGAGCGAACTCAACTCGCTTGGTGCCGGCTCGCGGCTGTCGAGCATCGGCTCTCTCCGCGGGAGCGGCCCGGCACTGGCGGTTGCAGGTCTCGCCGCCGCGGTAGGCGCTGCAACGGCGAAGCTTGCGAACGGGGCCGACACTGTTGGCCGGCTTGATTCCAGGCTTCGCCTGGCAACCCGCTCGCAGGAAGAGTTCAACACCGCGCAGATCGAACTCGACCGTATCGCTGATGATGTCCAGGGCGATGTCGGCGACCTCATCGGCCTTTATTCGCGGTTGCAGCGCCCGCTTCGGGATGCGGGCATGGATCAGCGAGCCGCCCTCGAAACCGTAGAGGCGGTGTCGCTCGGCCTGAAAATCGGTGGGGCATCTGCCGAGGAGTCGGCCTCGGTCATTACCCAGTTCTCCCAGGCCATCGCCAGTGGTGTTCTGCGGGGCGAAGAGTTCAATACCGTTCTGGAGTCCTCGGATCGCATTGCTGGCGCCCTGGCGGACTCCTTCGGGGTGACTGTCGGCCGGCTTCGCGAGATGGCTGCCGCCGGTGAGCTCACCTCGGAGCAGATCGTTATCGCGCTGCGGAAGGAACTGCCGAAGCTCCGCGAGGAGATGGCGTCATTTGCCCCGGAGATTGGTGCGGGGCTGAACCGGATCTTTTCCGAAACCCAGAAATACTGGGGACGTCGCGCGAAGGAAACAGGCGTCGTCGACTGGGTTGCGAACCAGTTGAACGATGTTGCCAAGAACATCAACACGGCGAATACGCTGGTGAAAAAGGGGGAGGGCAGCCTCACAGCCACCCTCGCCGCCGAGAAGGCGCGCCAAGAGCAGATCGTGAAGCGACAGAACGATGCTCTGAAGCGGGCTCGGGATCAGAATGTCGCCGACCTCCAATCTGAGGTTGTGCGGACCAAGGCCCTCCTTGAGCAGTCCACCAAGAACCTCAACGACGCGCTTTCGCGCCAGGCAGATGTCCGCAAGGAGTTTGCCGATCTGGTGAAGGGCATCCAGGCGACGCCCACCTCCGGAACGCAGACCTTCGGTGATGCCACTGCGGCCCAGGCCTCGGCTCGCAACGCCCTGACCGCTGGCAACAACCAAAAGGCGATCGAGGAGGCGCGCCGCGCGCTTCAGATCCTTCAGCAACTGAAGGACGCTGGCGCGAACAGCTACGGCTTCGAAGGCGTGGCCAAGGAGGTGGAGCGCATCGCCAACAAGGCCGCAGAGGTCGAGGCTGGTAATGCCAAGGCTGCGGATGACGTCAACCGCCTGAACCTGGCCGACCTCGAGGAGCGCATCGCGGCTGTGCAAAACGTCGAGGTATCGTTCGGAATGGACTTCGAAAGCGCGGAGACCTTGAAGCAGCAGGTCGCCGACATCGCCGCCGGACTGGCTGAGCAGCTCGTGATACCTATCACGCTGGTTCCGCCTCCGGAGATGGGCTTGCCGGGCGTGCCCAGCATCACCCCCAAGATACCCGGGTTTGCCACTGGTACGCAGAGCGCTCCCCCTGGCATGGCTTGGGTTGGGGAGCGTGGGCCGGAGTTGATGATGATGCGCGGAGGAGAGCGCATCTTCAATGCGGTGCAGTCGCTGCAGATGTCGCAGAGGTATCAACGAACTCTCCCCGAGATACCCGAGATTCCGACCGCGGCGCTTCAGCAGGCGAGTCCGCCGGCCGCCATGCAAAACCTGGGTTCGCTGACCCTCAACCTGGGCGGAGACGATGCCGGTTTCACCGTTTTCGGGACACACGACACGCTCCGAGATATACGCAAGGCCGCCTCGAAGTTCGGGCGGACACGCCCAAAATGACCGAGCCCGCCTAGCGCGGGCTTTTTTATGGAGTTGGGAATGATCATTCCGAACGTGATGCTGGGGGGGCGTACCGATCGTGATACACGGCGGCGCCCCTCAGTGTCAGTACCAAGCTGTAGATGGCGGCGTCGAGCGATTGAGGCTCAGCGGAGGTGCGGCAGTACAGATGACGCACTGGCGCAAGACAGCGATCACCATCAGCGGTTCAGGATGGATCGGCACGGGGATGCTTGGACTCGACTTCGACAACCCGTTGGAGCTGCGATGCAATGCGTCGCTTGGCATTTCCGGCCGTACTGCCGCCGACCGAGTATTCACAATCCCTGGAGAGGTTCGCCCCGATGCCAGTCCGTGGGGGCTGGCGCTGGTCGGCCGTGAGTGGGTCAGAACGGACGTGTCGTCCGCCGGCCAGGTGGTAACCGTGTCGGAGATCCCAGGCGCGCAACTCTACCGCGTCGAGTGGTGGCCGCTGTTCCACGTCTTCGCGTCCATCCCTCCTGAGGCGCTTGATTCTTCGAACAACAGCCGGACCTGGCAAATTGTCGCTGAGGAAATCTGATGCTCAACGGTGGACCGCTCAATAGCGCTGCGCTGAACTCGGCCGCTCACTCCGCTGTGCCTGGTCCTGAGCCGATCATCCCTGGCTACGCTTTCACATGGCGCCCAATCGTGCGCGTCGGCGATGACGACGTTACGCCGCTCCTGACCGGGGAGATCGAGGTCGATCGTGAAGAGGGGGCGGCTGGCGTCGCGTCCTTTTCGATCTATCTCGGCGACGGGCCTGTTGTCCCTACGGACTGGATCGGTCGAACCGTAACCATCGACTACGCAACGGAGACCGCGGGTGAACTGAGTCAGGGGCGACGGTTTACGGGGAGAGTTACACAGCCAGCCTGGAATCCTGTTCGGCGCGTCCTGGACGTCAGTTGCACGGACCAATTGCAGCAGCGTGTAGAGGCCATGGAGATTGCGGCCGTCGACGCCTTGGTCGGCGGCGCCTGGTCCGCCGATGTGTTCGAGCCGGTCGATGGGCGCTCACGATGGGACTACGCCCAGGAGCGTTTGACCAGCGTAACCGGGAGCTTGGACTGTTCGCCATATGGTGCTCTCCGCGTCACGTCATGGCTTTCGGTGGCGCCTGCCTACGAGTTCGGCCAAGGCTCTACGGTATACGGATCGCTTGCGGTCGAGTTGGCCGACCTGAGCTCGCAGACGAACAGGGTCGAGATCGAGTGCGACTACCGATTCAGCCGGCTCTGGCAGTTGAACGCCTCGTATGGTTGGCAGCACCCCGGCACGGGGAACGCTGTCGGCGAGGCGGGGTTCTGTAATTGGCGCGGCGACGACACCGAGTTACCGGATGTCGAGATGATCACCTCAGCGACCGAAAGCAGCGGCCAGACGTTGTTCTATGCGACCTGGTATCCACTGCCGCCCACGGGCGTCTACTGCAATCCGCCGGCGGCATGGAGAAATGACTTCACCGAGCTGCTGCTCGGCGGAAATTGGATAGCTGGCCGGCGCTGGGTGCAGTCCGTCACAGAGCGCTACCGGCTGGTCATGGAAGTTCAGCCGAGCGTGGCGGCGACAGGTCCGATTGTCGGTCGGCAGCGTGCCTCGTTCGAGATCGAGTCGGACAAGGCCGAGCGCTGGGAAAGCGACCCGATCACCGGCGGCAGCACCGGCCACGACGACGAGAAGGATGGCAACCGGCGTTTGTCCGCGCTGAACTGCTTGTTGGCCCAGGGCGCCACGACGCTCATTGCTGCGCACCGCGGCACGACCGTGACCTGGGATGTGCCGACGTCCATGGTCCTGCCGATCGATCTTGTACATACGCTCCGCCTCGATGATCAGGGCGCGCGTGCGGTGGGCAAGTGTCGCCGCATTGTCGACCGGCTCGACCTCGGATCCGGTAGCGCCCTGACCACGATCTCTATCGCGGTGATGCGAGGCGGGGGCGGCGCAGCAGACCCCCTTGTTCCTCCTGCTGGCTCGTCCGATCCCGTCAGCCCACCGTCGGGCGGGGGGCAGCTCTCGACGCAGCTTGGAGGACGCAACGGCAGTCCCGCGTATGACGATGAGGCGGATGGTTTCGCAGGCAACTGGAGCAACCGCGATCCCGGCGCTGAGTTGTTCCCGCGGCGCTTCTCGTTGACCGCAAGCGACATTCCGGAGACCTACCGGGACGAGCATGCGCCGGAGATCGCGGCCACCTACCGGGTATCCGTGCCTGATGACGTACTGGAGATGTAGCGATGGTGAGAGCCTGGATCAACAACTGGAAGACGACGCTGAGCGCCGGCCTTTCGCCTGGCGAATTGAGCCTGACGGTGCCGGATGCTGCCGCCGCGCTGCTGCCGCTCTCTGGCGGTAACTGGGTGCTGCTGACGCTGGCGGATGATGCCGGCGCTCAGCATGAGATCGTGAAAGCAACCGCGCGTGCCGGCGGGGTGGTGACGATCGATCGCGCCCAGGAAGGAACCTCCGACGGCAACTGGCCGGCGGGAACGGCGATCTATGCAGCCGTCACGGCCGGCGACCTCATGACGCTCCAGGCGCGCATCCAGGCTCTGGAGTCCGGGGCGTCTGGCGGCACCCTTGTCGACGAAACCGGCGCAACGCTGGTCGACGACGCCGGCAACAACCTGATTATGGAGAACATTTGATGGCAACTGTTACGCACGTCCTGTCCGGCGCCGGGGAGCCGCTCGATCCGCCACCAAGCATCGGTGCTCACTACGTGAACACGAACAACGGCGCGCTATACCTGGCGAAGGGCACCGCGAGCGGTGCCGATTGGGTGAAGCTGGGTAGTGGCGGTGGCAGCGCTCCGAGCGAGGTGCTGCATGTCAATACCGACGGCCAGTTCCTTCTCGAGCCTCAACACTCATTTGTTGAGGCCCGTCTGTTCGCAATTCCCGAGCTCGGCACTGCAGCAATTGGAATCGATCCCAGCACATCCCGACAGTTCGACCTGAATCTCAGAACCGCGGCTCCGAGCGGGCAACAACTGCAAATCAGGGTTACATCGGGTGAACTGCCCGGAGGTATGTCGATCGTGGGCACCTCGAGGCAGTGGGCGGTTCAGGAGTCGTATGGATTCGTGATCAATGCAAATGACCTCAACGGCGAGGTGTGGGCGCGCGTCTATTTCGATGCTGACGAACTCACTCTGTCGATGCTTGTGTTCAGCGATGTGCCGAACGCGTAGGAGATAGCGCATGGCTCTATCAGATGAGCGCCGCGGCATCGGCGCGAGGAACGAAGCGATCCGCCGCGCCGGCGGCCAGCGGGTCGAAGCGGAGCGCCGCGGTGACCAGGGCTTGACCGCCGCGCTCAACCGTCTGATCGAGCCGGAACGCCAGGCGCGGTCGCTGCGGAAAATCGATCCGCGCGGCGCCCTGGATGCAAAGCGCGGGCGGGCGGACTACAACCCCGCCGGAAAGCAGCTCGGTGGGGGTGGCGGTATTGCGAGCCCCCTGATCGAAGAAGATGCCGCCCAGCGCGAATATTACGAACTGCAGACAATCCCCACCAGCGATGGCCTGGCCTGGCTCCGGTATCGCAGCGTGAAGAAGATCGTCATGACCGACGCGTCAGGCGCAGAAGTGGTGATGGAGTACGCGAACGATGTTTCCCAATAGCCCGCTCGATGAAGCTCCGCAGGTATGGGGGTGGCCATGGCACGGCCTAATACGACAGCCAATCAACGCCGTTGATTCGACATTGACGTTACCAAGCGGGCGAACGATGAAGATGCCGCCTGTCAGGCTCGCAAATAATACGGCCCTTTGGGACGTAGGCATGCATATCCCTGAAGTGGAAACCGATGATCCAGATGAGCAGTGGCTAAACCGAGCGATTTTGCGTGGAACGGATTTGTCCGAAGCTTATGGCGGGGTTTCCTTACAGCCTGCATTTATACGTGGTTACACGATTCGATACGGCGTAAGCGTTCAATACAATTTTTTTTCTCGAAACAATAGCTGCTAGCTGTTTGTTTCGGGATGGATTTACAGGGTTTTCTGGGACGGTCAGTAGCAATGCAATATCTCTGTCAGACCTTGGATTGCCCGTCAAGCCGGACGGTATCTCTTTCGAAGTTCTGGATGTAAATAACGACGGAACACGCCGTCTCTACCTGGCTAGATACCAAGAGACCGCTGGGAGTGGATTCATTGGTGTTGGTGGGATGCTTGAGTTGCGTGTGAGTGCGAGCGGCGCGAACAGCTTTCAAGCGGAACTGTCCGTGGTTGCACCTTGGGAGCGAATACAATTCGAGACTATCGACAGCAGTCGAACAGATGTTGACCCGAATACCCATACCCGCTTTTGGCGTGGGACGCCGGAGGACCCAGACGGCCCGTTCAATGAAAGCAGTGGAGAGCCGCCACCCCCGCCATACCCGGGGCATCCGTGGGCGCCTCACGTGTATAGAGTTCTAATCGGAGAGTTTTCAGCATCACTTCGCGCAAGGTCAACTGCTGGAGCGTGGTATGGATTGTCTGGCTCCCTTGAACTAATAACGCTCGAAGTTTCTATCGTGTCAACGATGTCGCGCTCGGCAGGTATCTCTGGCGATCACATCTCATTTAGCATGACCGAAGATATTTCGTTTTCCTACACCTTGAGCTCTTCTTCCGGCGGGTCCTCAGAGTCGCTGTACAACTCGCTTTCTACGAGCGGGGTTCTTAATGGGCCTGGTTCTATCCAATGGACTGACAGCATCACTGGTCAAAGTGTCGCGAGTGGATCGGAGTCTATTAGCTTGGGTGATATATACCTGCTTACTCCTGATGTTGGCGACAGTTATGCGGAAGGATTGGACTGGTCGTCGCCAATTGAGCTGTTCCCGGGGCGTCCGTCGACGATAAGCGACCAATCTGCGTGGCCGGTGCTTAGATACTCAAACAAGCTTCTAGGCCTTTTTTTTCTATCGTGGTAGAGACCGTCGGTTTGCTGGAGTGGCTCTCACCCCGCATGGCCCCCACGGATCGCGTCAGGTTGATGTGGATGTTAGTGGCTTTTCCCCGTTAGAGATGGAGGCGTGGGGCAAGGGCTCCTACAACCCTCTCACCGGCGACGCTATACGCAACGACCCCAGCGCTTTCTATTCCTACGTTTGATCCCTCCAAAGGAGAAGCCGCATGACGCCGGCCTGTGTACCCCTGCGCGTGGAGCGCGGGGCGACGTTCCGCGACACGATGCGGATCATGCAACCGAGCCTTGTCTACCGACCAATCACCCAGATCGCGCCGACTGCTCCTGTCCGGCTGACCATCCCTGGGCACGGATTGCCCGGCACGTGGCTGGCCTGGATCGATGGTATCCAGGGCATGCCCGAGCTGAACCGCGCCCGGCTTCGGCAATTGCCTCACCGGGTCGCGTCCATCGACGACGACACCGTCGAGATCAACCTGCTGTCAGCCGTTGGGCTAGCGCCTGTTGGCGGGCAACTGATCTACCAGCCGCCGGTTGACCTCACTGGCGCCGAGGTGCGGATGCAGATCCGCGCCGAGCCAGGCGGGACGGTGCTGTTGACGCTGACGCTCGGCTCTGGCCTGGAGCTCGCTGGCGCCGGAACGATCTCGCGCGAGATATCGGCATCGGCTACCGCGGCGCTGGAATGGTCGGCGGCGGTCTACGACGTGGACGTGACATACCCAGATGGCACGGTCCACCGCTACTACAGCGGACCGATCACTGTGAGCCGTGGGGGAGGGTGCGATGGATGACACCGCCGAGCCCTGGGCGCTGGCGATCGAGGTTGATTGCGAGCCGCTTGTGCTCAGCGAGATGCAGGAATACGCAGTCACCGTGACGCCGCCGGCCGATGTGCTTGTGGTTGTTGCGGGTGACCAAGGGCCTCCCGGGAGGGATGGCGTAGACGGTGCCCAATGGGGCGCGACTGATTGGTGATGAAATGGCCCAGATTCGATTTTTCAAAGTGGCGACCCTGCCGGGTACGCTGGAACCCGATTCGTTCTACTTCGTCGAGAACGGCAGCTACTCGGAGTCCTACCTGACGAACAGCGCCGGAGTGGCGCGCTCGATCGGTAACAGCGCGATGATCAACGCGCTGATCAACGAGGCGCTGTCCAGCCTACCCGGAACCGGCGCGCCGATCCTGTTCGTTGCGGATATCGCCGCGCGCGACGCTCTGGAGCCGGAGTCGGCGATCTTCGTTCTGGTTCAAGACGCTTCCGCCGACCCGACAGTCGAATCCGGCGCTGCGCTGTACGCATGGAACCCGGCGACCAGCGCGTGGCTGAAGGTGGCCGAGTATGAGTCGATGGACGTCGAGCTCAACTGGGACGCGATCAACGGGCGCCCGACGTCGACGCCGGCGCAGATCGACACTGCCGTTTCCCAGGCGCACACGCACGCGAACAAGTCGACGCTGGACAAGTTTGGTGAGGAGTCGGGCCTGGTGCGCTTCAACGGCCAGCCGATCCCGGCTGAGTGGAATGGGACGGCCTGGTAATGGCTGTGCTCCAGACCCACAAGGTCGTCGCGCAGTTGCCTGCGGTGCTGGAGCCGAACGCGATCTACTTCGTCCGGCGCAGCACCGGATACGACCAGTTCGTGACCAACGGCGCGGGCGTCGTGGTGGCATACCCGATGAACGTCCGCATCCCCGCGGCTGTTCCTGGGTATCTCGCCGACGGCTCTATGTTGCGGCTCGCCATGAACCCAGACGGCCAATTGCCGGCGTACACCGCCGCCGGCGCTCAACTCAACATCCAGGTGCTGTTCAATGGCTGATATACGCCCGACGAAACTCCAGGCCGACGGCAACGGCTACGGCAGTCTCCGCGAGTTCGCCGACGGCGACACGGTGCCGGTAGCACTCGGCGGAACAGGAGCTGCAACCGCCGCTGGTGCGCGCACGTCCCTTGGGCTTGGGAGTGCTGCAGTTAGACCTGCCCTGGGTTCAACTGGGGCTTTGTACTCGCGAGACAGCATTCTCGGCGCAGTCTCTCAGGCGAGCGGCATACCGTCTGGTGCGATTATTGAGCGCGGGAGTAACGCGAACGGGGAGTATGTGCGGTTCGCGGATGGGACGCAGATTTGTTGGACGAACACTCTCACATTCACCGCTGGGGTCTCATCAGTCGGTGCGAACTGGTCGTATCCGGCGAGCTTTAGTTCCTCGTACCCCATCGCTGGGGCTGTCTCCGCTTCTGGTGCTGGTGGAGACTATGACTCTGGCGTGTCGGCGAGAAACCAGGGAGCGACCTACTTCAATCCATCCGCGGGTACGGCTGGGGTGGGGTTCTTCTGCATATCGTCGGCATCATTCACGTCAGGCGCTCAGACTAGGAATAACAGGGTCGTCGCCATCGGGAGGTGGTTCTGATGATCATCAAGTTGTCACCGTACGCACCACTGCCAGGCAGCGACGAGCGCCTGTCGCTGAGCAGGGCTGGCGATGTGCTCGCCGTGAACGGCCAGGTGTTCGACTTCACACCGCTCCCGGACGGTGGTGAACTGCCGGCCGAGGCTATCGGGTCGGAGTGGTTCGCTGGTCCTGCACTGCGACGTGCCGGCCGGCTGGAGCTGATCCTGCGGTTCCCGCTGGCCGCTGATGCCAGTGCCGCTGCTCGCTTCCCTGAACCGTTGCTGATCGAGGCCGACGGCCCGGTGGAGTTACCGCGATGATCGACTGGAGCAAGTTAAAGACCGCTGAACAGCAGGCGCAAGAACGCTGGCAGGCTGAGTGCGATGCCGCCGCCGCAGCGCGGGCGAATGCCTACCGTCTAGAGAGTGACCCGCTCAAGACCGAGGCCGAGTTCGATGCTATCAAGGCCGGCGTGGAACCGAACTACTCTGCCTGGGTCGCCAAGGTCGAGGAGATCAAGGCCAGGTATCCGCTGCCTGAAGCTGTTTAGGCTCGCCCATTAAAAATAGTTTCCGCATCAGAAGCCAGCTCCCTTGGTTTTGCTCGTCTGTAAACCCTGTTTGGACCTTCTGGTGCGGAAATATATTTCGCCTAACTTATTGATATATATGGGTATGGCTGCTGGCAGTCAGCCTTCGCGCAAGAGTTGAGCAATATCGGCGTACAACGGAAGACGGTGGCCTAGGCATGATGTTCAGTGTGCGCGAAATCATGTTTTTGTCGAATGGTTTACGATGATCGTAACTATCATCTTCATAATCTGATAGTTACGATCATGATCGTGCCCGTTGAACTATGTTGATGAGTAAATTTTTGTCACTTGGCCTTATTTATAGAGGGTTGGATGGCTGTTGCGAGATGCTGGTTGAGACAGAAGTGTTGACTTTTGTTGACTTAATTACTTCTAGGTCAAAGGAAATTGCGCTGCTGTCGTTGGTATTGATGTTGTGCTCAATGAAAATTTGAGGCAGCAGTTCGAGTGTTTTTGCTGTTCAGGATTTCTGCGACTCTTTTTCTGGAGTCCGTCTTCAGAAAAGTTTTCGGGCATTACGGCTGAAGGGAAAGCGGTTCGACTCTCTCCATGGAAAGTATCTCTTTCGGTGGAGATTTTGTATTTGAAATCTATTATATAAAATTCAATTTTAGTTATCATTTTTTTTGAGTCTCCAAAAAGTTGTTTTTATGTTTTGCTTGCTTCTGGGGCTGATTTTGGATTTTTTTAGGGTCTCACTTGAGTGGTTGTACTGCGATGATCTGTGCTCAAGCTTGAAATGCAAGAGGGTTCTGGTAAATTTTTGTAGCTTAAGCGTGTCGGTGCCTGTTGGTCCACATTTTTGTACCTACCTCTGCTCGTCTGCATCCAGGCCTGGCTGCAATGCATCGCAAGCAGCATTGCTGTCAGGCTAGCGCTCTGGATTGGCTGAGGGAAATCGAGCCTGTCCTTGTGGTTGACGTCAAAAAAGGCGTAGAGGCGATAGGCCAGTGTACCAGGGCCGCGGGGGGCGTTCTGATAGTCTTCACCTCTTTGATATGTAAGGGCTCCAGCTTCAAGCTGGAGCCCTTTATACATACACCCGGCTTAAAGCCAGTTGTTGATGGAGTCTGGAATCAACCAGCCGAGAGGGATGAAAAACGGAGAGCCTGGCTTGGCTGGTGCCCAGTATGTCGACTGGTGCCCAAAGCGGGCCCAGATTACATCCTGCTTCACAATAAGCAAATGGCCATCGGGCTGGAAAGCCATGTAGGCATTCTGATTACCATCCGTGTGCGTGTGCCAAATCGCGTTATCGTTAGCGTCATATACGACAAAGTTTCCGTCGTACTGCATTTGAGCTTTGACCCCGCCCTTGCCATCAAGCTCCGCGTTATAGATTGGAGTAGAACCACTGTAAACTACTAGATTGCCATCTGTCTGAAAGCGGAAGCTGTAATTGCCATTCACATATACGGTGCCTCGTGGCATGACTGTGCCCGGAGGAATAATAACTGACTGTGTGGCGCCGGCGGCAGCTGTCCGATACGCACCTGTTTTCCATCGGATATTTGTTAGGTATGCGACAAGGTTACCGTCATCTTGCAGGACATAGTTGGTGTAATCACCAGCATTTTCAGGCAGGTTGCTATCTATCTTGGTTAGATACTTAAAACACCCCTTGCGATCTTCGATGCTGATGCCCTCATAGACCTGCATTCGCCATCCGTCATGACGGCAGCCATCGCCAGTCATCTTTCCAACAATCCCTGTGGACTCGTCTGCTCTCCAGATGAACTTGTTGTTTTTATCAAAGATGGCAAGGTCGCCTGTATTGGTAAGCTCTAGGCGGTAGACTCCATTGGGGGACTCGGCAAGTTTACCAACGCTGTTAAGGCCGCGAGGGACAATGTTGCCAGCAAGTGCTGAGCTTGCTGCGAAGATCAAACCTAGAGCTAGCACATTTAATCTAGATTTCATAAATCACCTACCTGTGAAAGAAGAGCGCTCATTAAGGCACAGATCAGTCGTGGTGTAAAAAGGTTGATTCGATCTCAGGTCTGCGGGTTCAAGAGGAGTGTTACCGGATCATGACGGCCTGCTCTAAAGGAGCTATCTTGCGTGCCCTACCAAGTCGAGGCCGAGGTCGAAGCGATCAAGGGCGGCTCCGAGCCGGACCTAGCTACCTGGGTCAAGGCTGTTCAGGCGAGCAAAGAGCGGTATCCGCTCCCATGGTCCTAAGCGTTTTGATAATTGTGACCGGCATCTCGTTTTTGCTACGGTCCCTCGCTGATGTGTCGAGTAGATAGGGATGTTGGTATGGACGAGATGTTGCGGCGTAGGCTCCGGGCGGAGTTACTGGAGGTGGGGTTCCTCAACCAGTGTTGCCTTGACCTGATGGAAAGCATGGAGGCTGAGTTCAGCCTCACTGATGACCAGCGCGAGTGCATCGAGCAGCTCAGCCGATTTCTGCAGGAAGGGATCGGCAAGCTGACATCTCTGTCCGAGCGTGTGGCGGCTGGTGATATCGTCGTGCTCTGTTGAGAGTTTGAAATTCTTCTCCGCAGGGTAAGGTCGGCGCTGAGGCCGACTACAGCGGCCGGGCGTGAAGGTCGAGGAGATCGAGGCGTGTTTCCCACTGTCAGCCAGGGCTGGCCCCATGTCTAGGTGAGTAATAGCGTCTTGCTCTGCTGACAACTGATTAGACAAGGGATTGCCATGCGGTACAGCGTGATAGTCATGGGCACAGGATTCGAAGGTCGTAGCGGCAGAATACGCCTGGCGGTGCGCCCTGGAATGGAAGTCAAGCTAGTGCCAGAACAGGACAACCCACACGACCCCCATGCCATCGCCGTTTACGTTCACGTCCGGCGCTGGTTCACCCTATTTCTCCCGACTGACGTGCAAATCGGCTACATCAAGAGAGATCGGGCCGCGTTCTTCACCCGAAAGATGAAGGAGGGAGGGCGGATCACCAAGGCAATAGTGAAAAGCATGTACACCGAACTCGACCATCCCAGAGTTTCTCTCAGCATCGAAACCGACTGGTAGTCGCGCAAGACAGAAGAGCAAACCCCCGGACGTTCACACCGTGCCGAAAGGGGGATCATTGTTTGCACACAGGGGCAGCCAAACAGCCAAGGAGAGCAACTCTTGCAAGCATTCCTCTTTTTTTTTTTGTGCTTGCAATGCGTCTGTCGTGACTGTAATTTGCAAGCATAAACAATCTTGGAGATGCTTGCATGGCCGACAAACCGAAAGGCAAGGCAGTAGGAGGTAAAGCCAGGGCGGCAGCTCTGACTAGCGAGAAGCGCAAGGAGATCGCCACAAAGGCCGCCGTGGCAAGGTGGGGGGCAAAGCCTGCCAAGGCGTCTCACAAGGGGAATTTCAAGGAAGAGTTCGGTATTGATGTCGATTGCTATGTTCTGGATGACGCTAATAAGACGGCAGTTATCAGCCAGCGAGGCATGGCGGCAGCGCTCGGGCTCGATGATAGTGGTCGGGCTCTACCCAGGTTCGTCGAAGGGAAAAAGGTCTCAGCAGCCCTGGGGGCGGAAGTACTCGAAAAATTGTCTAAACCTTTGATTTTCAAGGGTGACATCCCGGGGGTGAAAGCTCCTCCAATAGGGAGTGTGCACGGCTATGACGTTTCCCTTTTGATTGATATTTGCAAATCACTGATCGCGGCAGCCAACAAAGGAGAGTTGCTGAAAAGCCAAGCCAAAATCGTGGCGCAAGCTCAGATCATCCTCTCGGCGTCAGCCAAGGCTGGTATCCAAGGACTGGTATACGCACTGGCCGGATACGACCGCACGAAGGAAGAGGTCATCGCGGCGTACAAGATGTACGTTATGGATGAGGCCAGGGAGTACGAGAAAGAGTTTTCTCCGGAGTTGTACGAGCATTGGTATCGGCTCTACGGACTGGACAAGCCGGTGCGTGGCAGGCCGTGGGAGTTCAAGTACCTCACCATTGACCACATTTACAAACCACTGGCAAAGAGCGCCGGCAAGGTCTTCCTACTCGCGAAGACGAGCAAGAAGGCCAACGGAGAGCGGACCGATAAAATCCACCAGTTCTTGTCGGAAATCGGTGTAAAGGCTCTCCGCACCCAGGTGGGTAAAATCACGGGTATCGCATCGGTGTCTAGGACTCGCGAAGAGTACGAGCGTTACATTGCCGAGCAGATCCACGGCCAGACTTCGCTTGATTTATCTTGATTTCGTCATGAAACACGAAGACCGCCATTGAGCGGGCTTCGTGTTTCTGGAAATTACCTGCTCAGCATTGAGCGGCAGTAGAGCTCTGCTGATCAGAGTCTTAATGGGTGAGCCATCTCCAGAAGTCGTTGTACTTGGCTAATGCTCCAGCCAGGGCCCCGCCAACTACGAAGATAGTGAACAGAGGATGGTCCTTGACTAGCTCGGTGATCACCACTGGGTGGACCCCGACCTTGTCCATCCATTTTGCATTGGTGATCAAGCTTTTTTCGTGGGTGCGTTCGAAGAAATTGGCGAACATGTCGAGCTTTCTGAGTGTGGAACGGTGCATCAGGATGTAATTACCCTGCTCAAATGCCTCGGCTTCCTGTGCGCCTGTCAATGCATCTTCGTCTGTTACCTTGTTCAGCTCTGCTAGAGCCATGATGCGTCCCTTGCGACCCTGGCTATCTTTGTGAGGAGCATAAGCCTTGCCATACAGCCTCACTAGCAGTCGTGCGAGGTCTATCTTCTTTTCATCTGGTAGCTCGAAGGGTTTTCCCCCAAGCACTCGATACCGATGCTCAAGGGCGTGAAACCCATAGACGTCGTCTCTCATGTTCCAATGCAGGAACTCATGATCTTGATATTTCTGAAGAAAGCTGAAGTATCCCTTGAGCAT